GTAAGTGGGAGTTGATTTACAACGTGGTAACGCAGATTTTCCGATAATATTTCCTTAGGTGCTACACTTTCGTTTAATAAAACACCAGCATTACCTACGTTTTCACAAGTATTACAACCACAGTTACATTTTTCTTCTGTAACGTGGTGATATACTTCTTTGATCAGATTTCTTAGACGTGTCTTGTTCATGCCTATAAATATTAATTGAAAGAATCGTACTTTAATCTTACAACATTACCTTTCAAATCATCACTATCTTTTCTAAATAATGATTTTTTTGTTTGAAGCAATGCTCTTAAACCTCTTGTTTTTCTTCTACTTTTATCATGTCGGATATTAAGAATAGGTTGAGCATTGTCTGCAATAACATCATCCATAGTAACATAAAGTTTACTACATGTTATAGTTAATGTATCTCCTTCTACTTTAAAATCACCTGGTCTCCAACTGCGAATAGCAACTGGGACATTATCGTTTCCAAAGATTACTTGTTGTACATCTTGTTCAGGAAGATCATCTACAATAACTCCAGAGATAGGTTTATCTTCTTTTTTATTGTACATCTTAATAATGACTTTATCTTCATTTCCTCTAGCATCAACATAAGGAACATAAGATACTTGATCTCCTAATTTACCAGTAGTAATAGCATCTGCTAGATTTGCTACTTCATTTTTAAATCGTACGTCAGCAGATTCCCAATATATAGCATTATCTTTTTTCAAAGACAAACCTCCTATTTTTTTCTCACCATCATAAAAATCAACATCTGATTTTGAATAGTCTGAGGTTTCTAGGCCAGTACCTACTGCTTTTGAAATGTTTGGATATCTAACCGATTTTTTTCCATCAGTTATTACAACATTTTTAGGACCACCTTCTAAAGCAGCATTAACGTTATTAATGAATATATCTTCATTATCTAAACCTGCGGATCCTGTTCCTTGTTTTTCACTTGGTTTAACACCAAACTTAACATCACCATAATAAAATTGTCCTATGGAAGAAAAACTTGATGGAGTTGGATCATATTTAATATCTACACCTGTTTTAGGTTTAATAGCCTCAATTTTATCAACATATGATAAACGTTCAGAACCAGGAACTAAAACGTAAAAATTATATCCCGAAATTTTAAAATCTTTATCTTCAAGACCTAATTCGCTTTTAAGGATATTCATAATTTCTTCAGCATCTTGACGTTTGTCTTCGTCTAAAAGGTGAAATTCACCTTCAACGATTTTACTAACCATTTCGCTAAGAAGATTGATATCCTGCTCATTTTTCATGTCAGGATATCCTTTTGGAAATTTGTAAGATACGCTACGTATAAATTGTTCTAAAACGTCCATTATGCTTCAGGTGTTTCTTCTGGTGTTTCTGCTGGTGGGGTTTCTGCTGGAGTTTCAGCTCCTGGGAGTTCTGCTCCTAGGTCAGCTGCACCACCTTCAGCTGCTCCTTCTTCAGCTTTAGCTCCATAGCGTAAAATATTTGCTATAGACATAGCTGCTCTTTCTTCTTCTGGTAAGTTGAGTAGGTAATATTTTTTACCTTCAACTTGTGCAATCCAACTACGTTTACCATAGATCAAATAAAACATTTGACCGTTTTGTAAATTAATACGGAATGTAGAAGGACGTGGGGCAACCCAATCAATTGATGCTACAAAGCTATCATATTCTGGGGTTAATAAGTCAACGATAACTGCTTTTAGCTCTGGGAATTTAGTCAATTCATCGTATTGAACTGCCTCTTCAGGTGTTACTGTTATGTTTGAGTATACCTGCTTAGATAAAGCCTTGAGTCTATTTACAAGTTCTTCGCGTGTCATTATTTTTTAGATTTTTCTAATTCTGCTCTTTGCTTAATTAATTTTTGCATTTCTGCATCTCCGGCATTTTTTCCTTTTGATTTCAAATCTGCAATTTGTTTTTCAATTTTAGCGTATTCGCCTTTAGATTCTTGTAGTTTAGCTAAAATAGCTTCTTTAATTTTATCTTTGGCAGATAAATAGGCAGCTACTGCCATTTTACCTTTTTTCTTTTTTGACTTACCTTTAAATTGTGGTGCATCAGATTTTCTAAAATCATCAACATATGCACCAGCACCCATAGAAGGTTTTAATTTTTCATCAATAGCTCCTTCTTCAGAAGCTACGCCGACCATAGCATCAATCTTTGGTTCTTCTAATTCAAACTCAAGATAATGTTTTGCAGAAGAGATCATGTTTTTTGCAGTGGTAATTTTTGATTGCCACCAACCTGGGAAGTCTACTTCTTGAGGGCCTTCAAATTGATCAACCATTTTATACAATTCCATAGCGTATTTGCCTATTTGGGCAAGTTCTGCTTTAATCATATGTGGTTCATCATCTGTATGACCTAGATCAAGGTCTTCGTCTAATTCAACTCCTCTTGCTTTAAGGATATCTGCTTTAGTTACTTTACCGTCTCCTGTCAAATCAGGAAATGATTTTTTCTTTTCAGTTAAAGCGTCAATAACCATTTCTCTTAATCTAGAATTTTCCATCGTTTCTTCTGGTTGTGGTTCTTCAATGTTGTTGGCTGCTTGTTTTTTTACTTGATTAACAGCAGTACCATAAGCTACATTTTCGGCATTTTTACCATGAGTTCTAACTAATCTATCTCTACGTTTTGGATCGTTTACGATTGCCAAAAAGTTGTCATAGATTTTTTTAGATTCCTCTGGTGAAAATGCCTCATGTAGTCTCATTCTTAAGCTTTGTCTTCTGCAGTTGATACTTTCTTAAATTCAGCTGCAAGTTTTTTAATGCTATTAGCTGCACTACGTGCACGTCCACGAGCTGCTTTTGATGTTTTAGCATGCTCAGCTTCCATAATAGCAACTTGTTCTTTAATTGCGTCTAAAAGTTCAGTTGTGTTCATAAATTTTATTATTTATAGATTATTAAAATTAGCCTTCGCCACCCCCAATATATTCGCTAACGAAAAATTTAAGTGTGTTTCCGACTTGTGTTTCAAGTTTTTCATTGCCCATTCCTTTAGCAATTTTAAATGCTGACATTAAGTGATCCATTAGTTCACCTTCTGTACCTTCCATATCAGCAGAGATGTCTTCTAAGCCACCGGCTACATCTACAGGTGCTTCTTCAGCAGGTACTTCTTCAGCAGCAATATCTTCAGTATCAGTTACTTCAACGTCTTCTACTTCTTCATCTTTTTTCTTTGCTTCTTCAAAGCTACCAAATCCACCATCTAAAAGTGCTTCATCTTCTTCAGCTTTTTCTTCTGGTGTTTTATCACCTTCGTAAACTGGGTCATAAAGATTTGCTACTTCAGCATCATCTTTACCTGGGTCATCGATATCAAGTTCTAGTTCAGCAACAATCATTTCTTTGATTTTTGCTTTCATTTCTTCACGTTTGCCAGCTTTTTTTCCTTTTTCGTATTCGTATTTGTCTACGTCAGCTCGTTCTTCACGAGATTCTTCTTCATTTAAAGATTTAATTGCTGGGTTTAGATTCTCAAGGGCTTTACTTTCCTTTAAGAATTTTTTTAAGTCAAAATTATCCATTATTTTTTCTTATTATTTGTGTATAAATATTCGGAGAGGAGTGTTCCTATAACTCCTGTTTTCTGTCTAATGAAAGACCATTCATCTCTTATTAGGTGATGTGGTTCTTTAAACGATATACCTAATACACCAATTAAATGATCATCTAAACTATATAAACCAAGCATACAAATAGACTTAGTACCAAACTGGAGGGTTAAATGTTCTAAACCGTAAGTATCATCTGCTGTAGATACATCATCAAGAGCCAATTCTGTATCCTTGTATATTTTAGCTAGTACTCTAGGGAATAAAGATACAGGAATATTTTGGAATGTATGTTGAATATTTGGAATATTTGGGGATGTTTTTTCATGAAAAAAAGAAAATTTTTGAATTGATTTTCCTGTAGGGTAGAAATGTCCGCCGTTGTGGAATTGGGCTAACCAAATACGATCACAATTAAGTTCTTCCATAATTGCATCTAATTGATCTTCTATTAAATTAGAAGTTTCAAGCGCCTCACGTACAGGAGTTTTATCATCCTTTTTCTCTAATTTGAGTTTAACCCATGTTACTACAATAGGTCCAATCACTGCAGTAATCAGTGCTACAATTATAGTTGTAAACATTGTAAAAGCTTCCATTATTTTTTAAGTGAATTTAAGTATTTGACTACATCATCTAAAGACTGTTGAGCACGATCTTTATCTATTCCACCAACCCATTTTTGTACTTCACCATTTTCAGAAACGAAACCATTTGCAGTGTCTGAAAGAATATTTTCAAACCAATTTTTATATTCTTGTATTTGTTGGTCAATTTCAGCATTAAACGTTTGATTAGTATATTCTTCCCAAGTACCAGCAATTTTCATCTGTGTTTCTGTTTTGGTACGGCAATCTAAACATTCGTTATATGCTTTAAAATAAAATGAATCTAACTGTTTATCCATTACTTGCTTGCATTTTGGACAAAATAACGGAACAGCTATTTTTTTAATTTTATCTAGTTTGGTAACGTTTTCTTTGATACCATCTCGGATAGTCCAAGTTTTACCTTTTTCTTCCCAAACATCACCTTCTTTATGGTCTACTCTTGTTTCACCACCATAACCAATACCCATTGTAGTACGATCACCCGATTTACCCTTCACAAGGTTACGTAAACGTTCTACATCACGTTTGTTAAATTCTTTTTTTAAAACCGAATCTGCCATTATATGCCTAAATCTTTTAATTGTTTAATTGTATTAGCTGCTGAGGTATGGTGGATACCAATACCACCTTTAGCATTCCATGCTGCAATAGTATCTTCTCTATCGTCTATCAATATGCGATTTTTACCTGAAAATTCTGGTTTTAAAGCTGCTTTTCTAAAATATACATTTTTTGCTTCAGGTAGTTCTTTTTCTACCCATTCACGTTTTGCAATTTTAGAGCCTGGGTCAAGTGAAGGGGCTGTTAAAACATATGGGGTATATCCTTTGATATGGTTCCAAAGTGTTTTTCCATCAGGCATCCAAGGTAAATTTACCCAGTAGTCGTATTCTTCTAAACCTTTTTCCTCTAGGCTTTTATCTAATAGTCTCCAAAAATCGTTTTTGTCTTGAACGTCTTTATGGTTTGTACTTTTACCAGTTAGTTCTTGATATCCTTTGTCAAAGTCAACTAATACACCATCCATATCACAAAAAATGAGATACTTTGGTTTAATTGCTTCGTATAAATCTAATAAATTTGGCATTGTTTAAAGTTAGAATTTTGGCAAATTTAAGGCAGGTAATCTGCTTCTCCAAAGATCTAGTATTTCTTCTTTTTGTTCAGGAGTAATATTTTGAGCATCTAAATACGTGTTGATAACATCTCCAAATGGACGTTTTTCTTTTTTAGCGCGTAAATACATTCCTTGTAGGTTTGCATCTATTTCTTTTTCTAGCTTAAAGTAATCTGCTCTTGGTAGCATTTCCATGTCTATCATTTGACGGATAAACATATCATCTTCCATTGTTTTTGCTGGATTTGAAGTAAATCCTTCACCATGGGTTAAATGCTCAATTTCGTGGCGAATTACGTCTTTCAAATTCATTGAAATTTCCTCCCAAAATTCAGGAAGTTTTTCAGGGTCAATTTCAAAACGTACTTGAATGTAATCTTCAGTATCGTCTGCACCACCATCTACATTAAGCATACCCGTTCCTGGGGTAACTGAAATGTTAGCATCTATTGAAATTTCTTCATCTTCAAATTCAAATGAATCTTCAAATCGAGATGCTAAGGCACCATTGTTGATATCTTCTCTCCATTGGTTAAAGATTTTAGAAGAAATAACATTAGTAATTTTATCGTAACGACCTTCTTTTAACACACCTTCAGTTAATGTATCTGTCCAATTACGGAAAGTCATATTACCTTTTTCATATGCTTCTCTTTCGATTTCAGGCAAATCACCTTCTTCGTTTGTATTTTGAGTAGTGATATTTTGTAAACGACCATCACAATTTTGCATATGATGAATCATCTCATGCGCATATGAACGCATAACATCTTTTGGATGACGCCCGTATGTGTAAAGTACAATTACTTTTTCTGTCGGGCTATAATATGCTGTTTTACCAAAGAAATTTTTAGCGTTTTCAGCATCATCGTCTACAAATTTTACTTTAGGTAAAGGACGAATATTCATACCTTTATCTAACATATATTCTGTAAGTGATTTAATCATTGAAGGATAGCTGAATTCACTTGGTTCAGCATACATCTCATCAATTGGTGTTTTTTGTAGGATAGACCAAACTTTTTCTTTTTCCTCGTCTGTAAGTTCAGTTGGAAGGTATTTTTGAAATCTTTCTTTTTCTCCACCGATTAAAGCAGCACGTGTGTTTGTACCACTAATACGATCTTCACCTTGTTCTGAACTGATTACGAGGGGTTTGAAATTATCGTATTTACCCTCTAAGCTCTTAAAGCGATTCAAATCACCTAAATCCATTTCACCACGAATACCTACTACAGGGTAGTACATGTTTTGTGGATTATTTTTGATTAATGATCCAACATCTGCTACAGGAGAACTACTGTCTGAAATTTGAATTTCAACGTTAGCAGGGAGATATTTTTTGTATAGATTCCAAATTTCTAAGCTTTCCTCTTTAGAAACACCATCTCGATTTTTATGCCCAATCAAGACAATTATTTTATCTATATTTGAGTTTTTTGCTACTTCATCAACCAAGGAAAAATGACCTACTGTAGGTGGTTTAAAACCACCAGGTACTAGAGCAATGTTTTGTCCTTCTTGCTCTAAAATAGGTTGTATGAGTGATTTAACGAACGAATTCATTTACTTTACTTTTTGCTGTCTCCATTGAATCAAATTCAGGTTCTTTTTGGAGTAGAGATTGTATTTGTTGATTAACGGCTTCTTTTTCTGCCTTTGACTTTGCTAGTTCCTCCGGTGATTTTTCTTTACCTTTTGGCATAGGAAATAATTTTTTAATTTCCTCTGAATCAAATGTTTTATTAGCATCTGAAGGGTCATTGTTAATAACAACTATATTATTTCCAAATAATTGTTTATATGGTTCAATATTGTTAACTACACTAGCCCAGCTTTTCAATACTGCACTTGTAGGTAAGCTTCTACCACGTTCAGCGTTACGAACCAACGAAGTCATCGGTGAAACATAAATGAGAACCATAAAAACATCGTATCCCATGTTTTCTAGTTCCTCTTTTTTCTTCGCGATAACTTTATATGAAGCACCTGTCCCATCTATTACAATATTGTTTAGGTTGGTTGTAGCTAGTAACTCCTTTTCTTTAGTTGTTGCTCTAGCTTTACCCATCATTTTAGCTGCAACAGAAAGTTCTTCAGGGGACATTGAAGCAAAATCAGATTTGCCTAATTCTTTTTGTAAAAGCGCTTCAAAATCATCATCTACATTTATTGTAGTAAAATCTTTAAGGCCAAGCTGGTTAAGGGTGTATGATTTTCCTGCGCCTGCAGGGCCTGCCATCAAAATAGCTTTAGGTTGGGATTGAACCTCCTTCAATAATTGAACCAGACTTATCATACTTATACGTATTACAATTCTCGTTTAGCTGTCGTTCTAAATTCAGTAAATACTGGGGAATGTGTTGGGTTTTCTAGATCAAATAGGCGCTTTACTGTTTTGAAGATATCAATGTTTTCCTCAAATGTGCGAGTTGATTCAACTACTTCCCATCCTTTACCTTGCATTTTATCTTTTTTAGAACCACGTTTGGATGATTTTAACCATAAAATACCGTAACGATCTATTTTCTTTCCAAAACATTCTTCATAGCATTGACCATAAACTGCTGTTTGTAGTTCATACACTGTTTGAATTTGATTAGATGTTTTTAAATCCAATAACCATAGCTCACCATTGATCTCAACAATCAAGTCACAAGTACCTGCTATTTTAAGTTCATCTGAGAATAAATGGACTTCTGTTTCAATAAGGGTAGGTTTATGGGTTTCCCAAAATTCAACAAAACGTAAAAACATTTGCCAAACATCAGGATTGTATTGAGGACGACCACGTTCGTCTAGAAAATTCAATTCAGCTCCATTTAAATATTCTTCAGCAAGTTCATGTACTTGAGTACCTTCTTCAGCTGCTTTTTTAACAATATAGTCAGCAGAGAAACCTACTTGCTTTAGCCAGTTTTCAAAAAACTTACCTTTTGGATAGTATCCCAAAACATATGTTACTGAGGGATAATATTTTCCATTACGACGATAGTAACGGGAATCAGGTAAAGTGATTTGAGTTGCGTCTTCTGAGATTTCTAAAATGCGATTATAGGACTGTTTAATGTTCCTTTTTTTCATATAATTGATAATTTTTTCTCCATTAACTTATATTGTGTTAAAGGAGAAACGGTTTGTACTAATTTGGTAAATTCTTCAAATCCCATTTCACTAGGATCTTTTCCTTTAAGTTCTACCAAATACACTTCTTTACCAATGTCCAAAAGCTGTTCACAAAAACCAAGGGCTTTTGAAATAGCATCGTTGTCTAATGCAATATATATTTTTTGTACTTTGGATTCTACCAACTTTTTCATTAAAGATGGTTGGATATTTTTACCTAAAAGTGGAATTACGTTGCGTTTGATTGCCATAGCATCAAATGGTCCTTCACATATAATAATAGGCAAATCCCAGTTAATAAACAATTCAAACGGTATAATATCGCGAGACGTTTCAGGGTTGCGGTATTTGGTGAATGGATTTTTCTCGAATGATCTCGCGGTGAAATAATTTAATTTACCGGTGTTATCATACGAGGGTATAACAATCATATTAGCAAATTGTCCTGAATCGCAATAGCCAATATTATATTTTAAAATGTCTTGTTTGGTGGTGTTTCTCTTTTTAAGATAAGCTAGAGCATGTTTTGCTATAATATCTTTGTTGTTGAGAAATGTTTTGAATTCCTTTGGTAACTCAAGTAGAGCATGTTTTACTTCTCCTATATCTTCAGTAGAGACATTTTTAACTAGTTTACCTAGTTCTTGAAAGTAAGAGGCATCAACTTGGATTTGTTTAAATAGACTTTTAATAGTTTTACCTTTCTTACCACAAGCCCAACAAGCCCATTGATTTATTCCTTCTTTGTTTTCGGTAAAATTAACTTCGAGTTTTGGTTTGTGATGATGGCAAAATGGACAAGTGTATGCTTGATTTCCTCTAGCAGTACGTTTACCAGTACCTAAAGTACGGTTGACCAAATTAACTAATAACTCATTTACCATATTTTAAAGATATGATATCTTTTTTAGATATCAAAATCTCTTCGGAAAAACTTGCCTAAAATGTTGTCGTTGAAATATAGATCAGGTTCCTCTAACACTCTATAAACAAACAAAGTTTGTGTCTCATAGTACGTTAAGAGTTTTTTGGTAGGACACATGATTAAGATTTCGCGTTTGAAATTTTCTAATGGTTCCGTTTTTTTAAGTTCAAGCAATGTTTTATTTGAACCCCAATATTTTTTCCAATCTGATTCAGTAATTACCATTTTATAGGAAGCTCTACGGCCAGCTACACCCTCATACATTGCAAGTTCTTTTTTGGTTAACTTTACTTTTTTGTTATGGTAAAGTACTTTTTTACCGATATAGGCTTTGCCTGAAGGTATATGGGTTATCTTATAGATGAATCCAAAAGTGTCATTTGGAAATTGAGAAAATTCCCCAATTTCTTCTTTTTTATATGTCCAATTCATGATTTAGAGATCTAGGTTTACTAATATAGAAGTATCAGTAACAGCAGATGTAGGGAGAGGTTGAGCTAATTTAGCTACAGCTAGTAAATTATAAGCATTATCGTATAATCCTACTGTAGTAACGTAGGGTGAAAAATAAGAACCTGTTGCAAAGTTATATAAAACTCCACTGTTTGAACTTCCTGAGATTAAAGTTGGGTTTTGAGAGAAATTAAATTCATTCTCTCGCATAGTACATTTATATTGTGTTTCGTAAATTGTAAGTGAAGATGAAAATGAACATGTTACATTAGAAGATGTAACAAAGTTAATTATAGTTGAATCAACACCTTTTGTTAAGGATGCAATTCCATGTTCATAGAATATATTTCCTATATCTATTGGTTGTGGTAATAAAGATGAAGTAGCATTAAGTTGAAAAGCAAATGCTAGACCACTTGTATTACTACAAACATAATAAAAATAATAGTCTACTCCTGCATTTAAAGTAGCATTAAATGAACCACTAAAATCAGTCCCTAGAAAAACTGGACTAAATCCACTATATACTGGGGATAAACCTTCAGAGGAAGATAAGTAAAAGTCTACAGGTTGATCTAAAGAATCGGCTGATCCTGTAATAGTAAAGGTTATACTTGCTGAAGGATATACATTATTGGGGGTTAAATTAATAACTCCTGTACCTGAATTATATGTAATTCCATTTGTGGAATTTACACTCATACCTGTTGCTATAGTAGGAGTAATTGTGGTGGCAGGATTACCAGAAGATGATAAGGAAAAAATAACATTTGAAGATGATGCAAATAATAGATTTCCTTCTCCATCATCAGTAATTGACCCACTAGGTGAAGCCCAATAAAAAGTACCAGGTTTAATATATTCTCCAAATAAATTTGAAGGAATAGAAATCATACCTATAATACTATTTTGAGTAGTAGGAAAATATCTATTTGCGGGGAGAGTAGAGGTTAAGTAGTTATAGTAATTTGGGGTATAAGCAGCACCTGTTATAGTTCCATCAGTATTAAATGAAGCAGTAGCTGCAGGAGAACCATCTGGGTTGAGTAGATAGTTTGAATAGTAAAGTTCTTTAATAGAATGATATACTAAAACTTGATCTTGGGTATTAATTTGTCCAGTTGGGTATGAACCAGAAACCCATGGAAGTGTAGTAACATTACGTCCAAGGTATCTATCAATTTCTACATTTGAAGCCGTTAATTCATTTCCTATAAAGGTAAATGCTTTATTCACCTCAAAAGGAGATACAATGACATCAGACGTTATAAATGACTTGAATACGCTCATTCATTCTTAGAAATCTAGTTTAACTCGTATAAGAGCTTCTTTTGTAAAGTCTTTTAATAATGGACGTGACATTTTAGCTACTGCTAATAAGTCATTACTATCATTATACATCCCTACAGTTGTAATATATACTTGTGGTTGGTTAATAAAGTTACTATAAATTACTTCACCTGTAGAACCTGAGATAAATGATGGGTTTTCTGAATAGTTGAATTCAGAGTTTCTTGCTCTAACAAATACGTAATCTGAAGTGATTGTTTCTTGGGAATTTAAAGCAAATGATCCGGCACCACTAATTGAAGTAAATAATCTTCTATTATTCAGGCCATCTGAGTTGTTTGAACGAGATGGGAATAATCTAATAGATTGAGATACAGCGTATGGATTAATTAAAATAGTACCTAAATCAGGGAATACTAAACCATATGATCCTGAATTGGTAACATACCCACTGTTAGCTAAATTTCCTGCAGTACCATTTGATCCTGAAATTAATTGGTAAACTCTTGTAGAACCAATAAATGTACTTACAGGATTATCAAGTGAATTATCTGTTAAATTAATAGTATTTCCGTTTCCAGTAAGTTTTAAATTTAAAGAACCAGGGAATAATGATTGTTTATAATTAGCACGTTCAATAGATAATACCCAAAAGAATGATCCTGTTATTGTATTATTTCCAGTACCAAAAGTAAAACTAGCATTTTCATCTTCTAAAATTAATGAACGATATTGCCCATAAATTGTTTTAGTATATGAATTATTTGGAACAATTGGATTATAAAGAGCACTACCACTTCCTAATAAATCAGCATAAGCAATATCAAATTGTACTTGTGCTGATGAGAGATTAGATGCAGTTTGATATACACTTAAATAATAATCTCCAGATGATCCATTTTCTTGTGTAGAAGATGTGATAAATGTAGTTAATGTAGGGGCTCCAGTTGACCATAATGTAGAAGTGATTGAATCACTACTCACTACAAAATCTTCAGGATCAAATCTTTTAAACGCCATGGTTTATATTTTAGTTAGTTTTATTAATTGTTACAGGGATTGTTAAACGAGCACCACTATCTAAACCTACAACGGTTAATGTAGCAGATAATTGTGTGTTTGAACCAAATAATGTGTTAACAGTAGTTGCACGTAAATTGATTTGAGAACCAATTACTGTTGTTGATACATTTGTTCCAAGTGTTGTGGTTGAAGTTACTGCTGCATTAGCTGCTGCTGCTGCCGGAGTATTAATTCCAATTCCAGTAAATGTACTGAATAAGCGAACATCAGAAATAGTAGCTGAGTAACCGCTAGTTTCAAATGTTTGGGTATTACCTAGATAATTTAATGTTTGAGGAGTAATTGCAAGTGAAGCTCCTTGAACCAATGTAATTGCAGAATAACCTAAATCAAGTACAGGTAATTTAGCTGTTCCACGTGGTAGAGTAGCTAATTTATATTTCATGATTTGAGTTTCAATTGGAAACGCTTCAAGTAAAGGCATATTTTGGATTGCTTCTCCATAGAATGAAGAACCAGATGGGTGAGTTGGATTATATAAAGTATAATCAATTTCATCATCTGCTAAAGCAAATTGTGTAATACGGAATGAACCGTCATTTTTTGCTAAAAGTTCTCTACCTTTATTTGTTAAAATCGCATCAACTGTTACGACTTGGTTATTTAAATATCCCATTTGTGTTTTATTATTGGTGTATTATATGTAATAAATATTGCTAAATCAAGCCTTTTTCCTTAAGAATCAATATAAAGTCATCAATCCCTCTGTCTAATTCAGGAGTTACATATTCTGGTCTTAAAATATATGGGCCGGTTGAATTATTTGGTTTGAATCCTTCAATTAAAACTTGTGAAGGATCATCAACATATCTTCTAATTAAGAATTTATCAAAATTAACAGATCCTGAAGTTGGGATAGGTTTATCTAGTTCAACTGCTAGAATTGGTGATCCAGCAATTCCTCCATTATTAACTATAGCTGCTTTACTAACGGTAAATACTCTATTTTCATTACCTTCAAATCTAAATTCATCTCCATATTGAATTGACCAAGGAAGTACTATAGGATTAAATCCAGAACCAACTATGTCTTCTTGGAATACTGTAGGATTATTGTAATATGTTACTAAGGCAGAAGCAGTAGTATAAATAATATTTCTTCCAGTAAAACCTTCTGAATTTATTATAGATGTAGAAGCACCTGAAGCTGAGATCCAGAGTCTAGCAATTGATATTCCTGAATTTGGAGTAGGGGTTTGGTTAATTACAAATCTAGAAGTTGATTCTACATAAACATTAGGATCAGTTGCAGTTACTTCAATAGCAAATTCATCATTTAATTGAAGACTACTAAATGGAACTGTAATAGATAATGTAGTTGGAGTATATTGAGAAGTAATTTGAATACTAGGTCCAGTAATTAAAACTGTTTTAGTACCTCCTCTCCATCTGACAATTCGTAATTGATAGTAAGCAGAATAATTACCATTTGGGGTTGGAATAGCTCCAGTATATGTAGCTTCAGCATTTATTATAAATGTAAAACTTACTCCTTCACTTATTGTACCTGAATTAATTTTGTATCTATATGAAGTAGTTCCTGAAAGTGGGGTTGTAGCAAGTGATGCTGCTGATCCTGTTGATAATATTTGGTTAAAACATACTTCTCCAAAAACTGATTGGGAAACAGGGTTTAATGTGTAAGATGATGGGCGAAGTAACCCTTGAAAATTAGATACTACACTTCCAGTAACATTATTATCTGTTAATGTAATTGTATTTAAAAATGTCCCACCAGGCATACTTCCTGATTGGTTATATAATATAGGTTCAATGCGAGTACCTCCACGAATTACTTTTCTAAGTGGAGATGCTTGATTACCAGTTCCTTGAAAATGAACTAATACATTTTCTCCAGTTTCAAATGTACCTTGATTTTCTGAAAGTGAATTAGGGGTTGTATTTGGAATAATTACAGTACCATCTGATTTGATCAAATATTTTACAAATGCAGCAGATGCATTTTCTCTTTCAGGGGGCCATCCTCCAATGTCATCGCAATACGCAACCATAGTTTTTAAACTATCCACAGTTGGTAATTTACCATATGTACCTGAATCACCAGGGGTCCATTGGTTTAAATATTGAGAAGTTGATTTAACACCTTCGTAACGAGGTAACGTTACACGTTTTGAAGTATAGTTAGAATCTTGAACAGCTGCTTTTAAAGCACTTCCACTTATAAGTAATCCAAAATTAGTTGGGGTTGTAATACCTGTTGAATAATCTACATCTTGATAAATTGTACTTAAACGATCAACTAAAACATTATTGATTAATGGATTATAATCGCTATTGTAATAATTAGAAATGTCATTTAAGAAAGGGATTAAAAATGTTGAAGAACTAGGATATAATTCGGGGTATAAAACAAATTGTGTAGGGTATTGTATATTATAAACAACAGCTAATAAAGTAGGATCTGAAGAGAGATCAATTCTCCATACTGATGGAGAAGAAGAATTTATAGAAACTATAGTTCCTTCTGTAGTGGCTTCAAATGGTTGACCCTGGAAAGGGCCATCATCTACTGATCCACTTACTGAAAATATAATTTTATCGCCGCTTTCTAAGTTGGATAAAGCAGTTGAAATGTTTATTCCATTTAAACTATTTTCATTAATGTATAAATAGGAGACATATGAAGAAGAAATATAAGTAGCTCCTTGCCAATTTATTCTTCCTGAGGATGGGAATACTTGGGAAGAATTAAATAAAGTTGAAGAGCCTGAAATATTATAGGTTAAAGATTGAAGATTTAATGGGACAGATTGAGCTAAACTTTGAGTAGTTACAGTCAAAACAGAACCACTAAATTCACCATCATAAAATTCATCTTGAGCTGAATGAATAGTATTAGCTATTCCTAAAGGAGTTACAACGCCTTCATTCCAACTTTGGGTAATAAAGAAAATATTATTTGGACCTACACCTAAGGTACCTGAAGGTGAAGTGGAAAGTCCATTAAACATATCCATTGTTCCACCAGTACCACCACTAAAGTTTTCTATAGTTCCTGGGTTGTAGTCATTCCATTGTGGAGCTACTGTACCAGATACTTCAATATTTTGAAAAACAAATGGTAAATTATTTTGTGATCCACTACCATAATAAGCTATTGTTGAATTGATAGTAGTTTGGGGTTGTGGGTATTTATTTCTTTCAAGTAAATGTTGTTTAATAACAACACCAGAAGCAAGACTTGTACGAGCAGGTACAAAGTCCTTGATCATTTTGAATAACGAGTTATCAAAGAATTTGATTAAGCGAATATAATCGTTTAAATCATAATTTTTAGTATATTTTTCAAAATAAGCATTTCGTAAAGTATCTAATGCTGGGTATGAAGTAGCGGATGAGGAACGTAAACGAGGGTCACCTATAAATTCACCTATATTGAAATATCCAATTTGGGAAGAAATATCATCATTAATTTCATCTTGTGGAGAAAATGCTACTTCAAGTAGATTAGTATTTGCTGTGTAACTTTGACTAGCAGCTAAATTTTGTGCTAATGACCTAAATGGAGATAAAACACTACCTGTTGGAATAACCGAATTTTCTAGTCTAATTTTATCCGAAATAGCATTTTTAATACCTACTACGGGTTGATCAAAGAAGAAATGTTCTTTATTAGTTACAAAACTTGAAGTATTACTAATATAAAAATTACTATTTGCAGCAAATGATGATGTTGGTATCCAAGAACCTGTAACTTTAGGATGAATTGATCTAGAACCAGTGTACAATTCCCCACCTAAAGAAGCTCTAAATACCAATTCATTTGGTGAAGAATTAACTCCCCCTATTCCTTCAGTTGAATAAGGATTCATAACGTAATCTTTAAATACATCAGAATCTAATAATGTATCAAAATATCTTATTTCTTGATAAGAACCACTAAACATTTTACCAAAAGAAGAGTTGGTAATAGATGGAAAATAACTAAATGTACCTTGATCCCAAGGAACTTCATTGGTACTTACTGAAGAAGTAGCAAAGAATCCTAATTGGGTTCCATTTTCTCCCCCTTCATAAATGTTATTTCCAGCATATAATCTAAATGTGTAAGTGCCTTCATAACCCGTAGCCATTACACTCCACCAACCACCATTAAAGAAAGGTAAATATACACTTGCCGAATCTGATGGGGTTGCTATATCAGGGATAAAATCTAAATGTGCATATTCATTATATGGGTTAGGGATTGAGCCTGAATAGGAACCACTAGTGTATCCTGAGCCTGTATATCTTAAACGAATGGTTACTCCTTGGTCAGTTGTCCACAAACTTTGAGAATAATATCCTGTATTTGTAGGGATACCTCTAGTTTGAAATCTAAATTGAACAGTTGAAGGAACATCATTATTCCATGAACTATTAATTGACCAAGAAGAAGTTACATAATTAGTTCCTTGGGTGTCATAAGCATAGTTGAAAGTGTTTTGCCAATAATCCCAATCGTTTACATTAGATTTATCTTTACCTCCATACTCATTAATCCTTAATACGGTATCAGGAATACCATATGAAGTAATAAGAGTGCGCAGACCAGGTATAGTACCTTTTGCCTTCAATAGGTATGGTAAATTATGATAAATTCGTTTGTATAACGACTTATTTACGTCGTCTAACGGTATATAATCGTTAGAGGCAGATATTAAAGTATCAA